AGATGACTGCTAATAATTTAACAAGCACAAAAGAAGTTTTAGAAGCATATAAAAAATATGTTATTCAACAAGCAAGAAGTAATCTTTCAAAATCAAATAAAAATGTTTCTAAAAAACTTTACAATGAAATAAAAGGTGAAATACTATTTGAAAAAGATTATTTCTTATTGGGATTTTCAATGCCAGATTATGGGTTTTACCAAGATGAAGGTGTTAAAGGTGCTGACCCATCACAAGTATCAAAGAACGCAAAAATAAAAGGTCAACAAGCACCAAACAGTAGATTTAAATTTAAAAGAAGAATACCTTCAGCACCATTTGAACAATGGGCAAAGTTTAGAAACATAAGATTACGTGATGCAAAAGGTAAATTTGCAAAAGGCAATTATAAAACAATAGGTTATATTATAGCAAAGAATGTATGGGCAAGAGGAATTAAACCTTCTTTATTTTTTACTAAACCATTTGAAGATGGATATAAAAAGTACATAGATACAGATTTGATAAAAGCATTTGGTGACGATATAGAAACATTAATAGATTACACAATAACAAGAAAATAAAATGGAAGTAATATTTGTTAGAAGTCCTTACTTTATAGAAGTAGATGAAGCAAGTCAAGTTGAAAGCAAAGTTGAAATGTTTATTTGGCATAAAGGTGAAACTGAACCAACTACACCAACTTATACATTAAGTAAAAAAGCAGCATCAACAACGCAAACTAAAAACATTTATAACATAAGCAACTATGCAAAAGAATATATAGATATAGTTAATCCAACAAGTGTTGCTGGTGGAATAGTTCAAGAAAATAACAATAATTGGTGTTATGTTAAAATAAAGAGATATAAAGCAACAACTGCTGGAACTTATACTTTATTAGATACTACAACTTATTTTGCTTTAAATGGCTATAAAAATTATTTAGATGGGTATAATGCTTCAATAAATACTCCATTTATTCCAATGAATGTATTTCAGCTAAATAAAGAATATAAATATTATGAAAGTGGTAATGGTGATTTTCCATATTTAACTTTTTTTATTGACTATACAAATGATGCTGATGATTATTCAGTAACGTATTCCAATCTTGAAAGTTCACCAACTACATCTGACGTATTATTTTTAAGTGGTGATGCGGAAGAACAATATTTAGTTTCTATTCCTATTAATGAAGGGACTCTTGATTTTATTGATGGTTGTAAAGTAGAAATATTAAAAAATGATGAAGTTATAGCAACTTATATTTTTAAAGCAGAATGTGAAACAAAATACAATCCTTTAAGAATAGATTATATAAATAGATTTGGTGTTTGGGATTTTATTACATTCTTTAAGGCAAGAACACAACAATGGGAAGTTAAAAATAAAGAATATCAACTATTGCCAAATGATGTTGATTATAATCCATTAAGAGGTGAAAGCAAAGCATTTAATTATGAAGCTAAACAATCTATAAAAGTAAATACAGGATGGGTTGATGAAACTTACAATGAATTTATAAAAGACTTAATGACTTCAGAAACTATATTGTTATATGACTATGAAACAGAAACACAAAAGCCAGTTAAATTAAAGACAATGTCAACTGATTTAAAGACTTCTTTGCAAGATAAGATGATAAACTACCAAATAGAATTTGAATACAATTACAATCAAATTAACAACGTAATATAATGGAGTTATACATTCAGAAAACAAAAATATTTGATAGTGGAACTAATTCATCAACTGTAAATAATTATATTACTGATTCTACTAAAAGTTGGGCAACAAATCAATATAAAGATTATTATGTTTTTATTTTATCTGGAACTGGTGCTGGTTCTATTGCTAAAATAACATCAAATAATGCTACAACTTTAAACTTTGCTGCATTAACAATTTCTTTAGATAATACTTCAATTTATCAGATAGTTGATTTTCCTTATGAAAGAGTTGAAATGTTTCAAGATGAAAAAGTATCGGTAACTTCTACAATACAAAACTATTCAGATATTGGTAAACTGTTTACTGACTATTCACAATCATTTACAATACCAGCATCACCAAATAATAATGCTATATTTTCACATTGGTATGATAATGCAGTTGATAATGGTTATGATGCAAGAATAAGATACAACGCATATATTGAAATAGAAACAATACCATTTAAAGAAGGTAATGTACAATTAGAGAAAGCAAATAAAAAGAATGGATATGTTGAAAGTTATACACTTACTTTTTATGGTAACCTAACACAATTAAAAGACAAATTTGGAGATGATAAATTAAATAGTTTAGATTATAGTTCTTTAAATCATAATTTAACTTCTACTGAAATATTTAATAGAGTTAGTACAAATTCCTATGAATTATGTTATCCTTTAATAGGTAACAATAAAAGATTTGAATATTTAACGGCAAATTCATCAGATGTAACAACAAATACAGGTGCTATTAAATGGGATGATTTATTTCCAGCAGTTCGTATAACAACTATTTTAGATTTTATACAAACAAAATATGGAATAAATTTTACTGGTAATTTTTTAAACTACGGACAATTTGATAAATTGTATATGTATTTAAAGAATATGGAATTACCAAGAGCATATAATAGTGGGGTAAAATTTGATAGTTTTCAAGTAAGTGGTGTTGGTGGTTTTTCTGAATATAATCAAACAACAAATATATTAACTTCTAATTGGACAAATGGATGGATGAATAGCGGATTTAATAGAAGATTAATAATGTATTTTAGAGTTATACCAAATACTGGTTTTAATTTAATTAATTATAAAGTAACAGTTTATAGAGATGATATTATTTATAAAGAATTTTCAAATTTATCTGGAGATAGTGGGGCATTATATTTTTATAATGAAACAAGAAATAATGACCCTAATGACCATAAATATTATGTAATAATTTCATCACAAGGCAACTTTGATTTTAAAGGAATATTAAATTATTATAGAGCTGGAAATTTAGGTAATATAGAAAATTTTGCTTATAATTATGGTTCTACAACAACTGGACAATTAATAACTTCAACACAAAATATTGTTGCTTATGTACCAGATATTAAAGTTGCAGATTTTTTTATTGGATTAGTTAAAATGTTTAATTTAATTATTACACCAATTAATGCAACAACTTTTAATTTAGAACCATTAGAATTATATTATCAAGCTGGACAAATAAAAGATTTAACACCATTTATTTATTCTGATGAATTAGATATTGAAAAGCCAAAACTATTTAAATCAATAGAATTTAGCTATGAAAAATCAGAAAATGTATTAAACAATGCTTTTAGTGGTTTATTTAATAGACAATATGGTGATTTAACATTTGATAGTGGTACAAATTCTGAAAGTGGTAAGTATGAAATTAAATTACCATTTGAAAATGTTATGTGGGAAAAAACAACAGGATATAATTTTATAACTGCTACTTTATGGAATAAAGATTTACAAACATATACACCAAAACCTATTTTAATGTATAGAAATGCATTAACTGATGTTTCTGCTTTCCCTATTAAATTAACAACTCCAACTGGTTATAATTCAGCATCTAATTATGTAAGATTTAATAATGATATTCCTTTAGGCGCAACAGATTTAGGATACGTTCATAGCATAAATTGGGGTGCAGAAGTTTCACCTTGGTATTTAAATATAGCACCAAATGGATTATACAAAAGACACTATGAACAATACATAACAAATCTTTATAATCAAAAGACAAGAATTTTAAAAGTTAAAGCAAAGTTAGAACCACAAAATTTAACTAACTTAAGATTAAATGACAGAATTATAATTAGGGATAACAGATATATTATAAATTCTTTTACTACTGATTTAACAACTGGTGAAGCAACATTTGAATTAATAAATGATTATAGAGTATTAGGTTTTAATTCAGTAGGTTATAAATTTGCAAACATAGATTTATTAAACATAGATAAAGAAGCACAAGAAATACAAATAGATGTTTATAAAGGAATGTTTAATGGTGTAGGTGTACCATCTTCATCTACTGGATTTGTTACTTGGAGTAGTAAATCAGAAAACGAAGATTTTAGTTTAATTATTTATGTAGATGAAAATACTTCTGGAGTTGAAAGAACAAAAAATTTAGAAATGAAATTTGAAGATTTTGATGGAGTAGTAACAACAGTTGAAATACCAATAACACAAAATTTATGATAAAGTTAATATTAGAAATGCTGCAATTAGATGAACATTACGGGCAGTCAGAAGCAATAGAAATAGCAAAAGGTAAGTATGAAATACCAAAAACATTTTTAGGTATATTAAAGCAATTTAAACGACAAATAAAAGAAACAAAAAATGGCAGAAACTAAAACTGTAAATTTAGAAGTAAATTCTAATTTAGCACAAACTGAACAAGCAGTTACATCATTAAAAAGTGAATTAAGAAAAGCACAAGCAGAAGTAGCTACATTAAGTGATAGGTTTGGTGCTACATCTAAAGAAGCTATTGAAGCAGCAAAAAGAGCAGCTGATTTAAAAGACAGAATTGGTGATGCTAAAAATTTAACTGATGCATTTAATCCAGATGCAAAGTTTAAAGCATTAGCTGGTGCTGCAAATGTTGCTGCTGGTGCATTAGCTGGTTTTGAAGGTGCTATGGGTTTAGTTGGTGTACAATCTGAAGATGCACAACAAGCTATTTTAAAAGTTCAATCAGCATTAGCATTATCACAAGGTTTAAATGCTTTACAAGAAATACCAGACACATTTAGAAATATAAAAGCGGTAGCATTAAATGCTTTTCAAGGAATTAAAGGTGCTATTGGTGCAACAGGAATAGGTTTGTTAGTTGTTGCTTTAGGTGCTTTATATGCTAATTGGGATGCATTAAAAAAATTAGTTGGTGAAAGTATTCCATCATTAAAAGAAGGAACTAAACAATTTGATAAATTAAAAGAAGTATTTTTTGGTGTAGGTAATGCTATTGTTCAATATTTATTAACACCATTTAAAGCAGTTTTAAAATTATTAAAATTAGATTTTAAAGGTGCAATACAAGAAATAAAAAATGGTGCTGATGTTATTGGTAATTATGAAAAAGGTGCAGCAAAAGAAAGACAAGACCAAAATGATGCTTATGCAAAGGCAAGGTTAGAAAAGCAAATTAAAAATAAAGAAAATGAAATAGCAATAGCTAAAGCATCTGGAAAAGATAGTTATAATTTAGAAAAAGATAATTTACATAGAAAACTACTTTTAAATAAAGGCAATCAAGAAGAAATTGAAAAGTTACGTCAAGAAGAAAGAATATTAGATGCAACACATAAAAAAGCATTAGAAGATAAACAAAAAACGCATAATGATGAATTAAAAAAGAAGCAAGAAGATGCAGCAGCAGAAGCTAAAAAATTAAGAGAAGAAGCAGAAAAACAACGTGCTGAATTTGAAAATGCAAAAGGTAGAAAAGCAGAAGAAGAATATGATGCTATTTTAAAAAGAGAAGAAGAAGCTAAAGAAAAAAATAGACAAGCTGGATTAACTGAAATTGAACAAGTAAATGAAAAATATGATACGTTAATACAAAATGCTAAAAATGCTAATGTTTCAACAGTAGAATTAGAAATAGAAAAAGCTAATGCAATTAATGATATAAATTTAAATGCACAAAATAAACAATATGCAGATTTACAAGCAGCAGCAGAAAGAGAAGCAGCACTTGATTTAGCAATAAAAGAAGCAAAAAGAAATGCTTTAGATACTGGTTTAAATATATTATTACAATTTGCTGGTAAAAATAAAACTATTGCTTTAGGAATTTTAGCTATTCAAAAAGGTTTAGCTATTGCAGATGTAGTTGTTGGTGCAGCAAAATCAATAGCAGCAGCACAATCAGCATTAGCAGCAACACCAGCAGTAATTGGTGTAGTGCCAAATCCAATGTATGCAGTTCAAGCTGCTGCAACTGTTAAAGGTATTGCATTAACAAAAATAACCGCTGCTACTTCTATTGCATCAATAGTAGCTGCTTCAATAGGTCAAGCAAAATCTATTACAGGTGGTGATTCTGGCGGTGGAGGTGCTGCTTCTGGTGGTGGTGGTGCTGCTGCCCCACAATTTAATGTAGTGGGGCAAGGTGGTGCGAATCAAATTGCAGAAACTATGAATAGACAAGCACAAACACCAATACAAGCATATGTAGTTGCATCAAATGTTACTTCAGCACAATCTTTAAATAGAAATATAATTAATAATGCAAGTATATGATACTTATAAGCATCATTAACTTAAAAAAACATAGTTAATGATACTTATTTAAAACAAAATATAAATAATTTAATTTTTAAAAAAAAGTAATATGAAGAAGTTAGAAACTATTTATTTAGATATAGACGAACAAAACATAGAAGATGGAATTGATGCTATTAGTTTAGTTAAATTTCCAGCTATTGAAGAAAATTGGGTTGCACTAAATGAACACAAAGTTGAATTAAAAACTATTGATGAAGATAAAAGAATAGTTATAGGTTTAGCTTTAATTCCAGAAAAAGATATTTATAGAAGAAATGGTGATTATGAATATAACATTCGTTTCTCAAAAGAAACAGTTAGAAAAGCATCAGAGTTATATTTAAAGAAACTTAAAATACATAATTCAACATTAGAACACGACAAAAAAACTGATGGTGTTTACACAATAGAAAGTTGGATAGTTGAAGATGTTAAAAAAGATAAATCAGCTATTTACAATTTAAATGCTGTTGAAGGTGCTTGGGTTGTTGTTCAAAGAATAGACAATGATGAAGTTTGGAATGATGTTAAAGAAGGTAAATATCAAGGTTATTCTATTGAAGGATATTTTTCTGAAAAAGCAGAATTAAATTTACAAGAAAGTAAAGATTTAGAATTGATTGAAAAGATAAAACAAATATTAATTAATGCTTAACATATTTAAAATGGGAAAAAATAAATACACAAGTCCAAAAGACGCTAAAAGAGCTTGTTTATGTGATGATAGCACATATTCATCAGAATGTTGCAAAGGTGAATTAATCAATCAAGGTATTGGTTCAACAGTTGCACAAGGCACTTCAACAGTAACAGTTGTTGATGGAGTAAGAACAATGGTTAGAACAAACGGATAACAAATTTATAACAAGTTTAAATAAATATAATTTTAATAAAAAAGTAAATATGAATGTAGTAAATCAAATCAAAGAGCTTTTGGGTATGGATGTAAAACTTGCTCAAATGAAATTACAAGATGGTGTTACTGTTATTGAAGCAGAAGCATTCGAACCAGAAATGGCAGTCTTTATTGTAAATGAAGAAGATAAAGTACCAATGCCAGTTGGAGAATACTTACTTGAAGATGGTAATGTATTGAAAGTAGAAACTGAAGGTGTTATTGCTTCTATTGAAATGCCAGAAGAAGAAGCACCAGAAGTTGAAGAAGAAGTAGAAACTACTAAAAAAGAAGAAGAAATGGCAACTGAAGTAGCTACACCAAAAAGAGTGGTTGAAAGTGTTACTAAAGAAATGTTCTTTTCTGAAATTGAAAAATTAAGAGCAGAAATTGCTGAATTGAAAAGTGTAAAAACAGAAACAGTTGAATTATCAAATGATAACATTGAAGTTTTATCACACAATCCAGATGCAAAAACAGAAGTTAAAATGAATTTATTTTCTAAAAAAAGACAAGCTACAACATTTGATGTAGTATTGAGTAAATTAAACAAATAATAAAAAAAAATTAAATAAAAAATGGCTACAACAACAAGTATTACAACTACCTATGCTGGTGAGTTTGCTGGAAAGTATATCTCTGCTGCATTATTATCTGCTTCTACTATCGAAAATGGTGGTATTGAAGTAAAACCAAACATCAAATACAAAGAAGTTATCAAAAAAATTGCAACTGACGGAATTGTTAAAAATGCAACTTGTGA